GTGAGATTAATTGGTTTTATTGCACAGAGAACTCTACAGTTATAGATAGAGTTGTAACTTATAATTATCAAGAGTCATCACCAGAAAGACCCATATGGACAACGGGAACATTAGATAGAACAACGTGGCAAGACTCTGCTGTATTTGGTAAACCACACGCAACAGATTATGATGCTGATTCAAATGCATCTTACGATGTTGTTGGTAATACAGATGGTTGCACAATATATTATGAACATGAAAAAGGCACGGATCAAGTTACAGCTACAGCAGTAACAACAGTGGCTGCAAATATAGAATCAGGAGATTTTGATATAAGTCAAGGTGGTGATGGTGAAGTGTTTGCAAAGATACGAAGATTTATACCAGACTTTTTATCTCAAACAGGCAACACACAAATTACATTAAACTTAAGAAACTTTTCTAATAGTAGTCAAGCAAGCTCACCTCTTGGACCTTTTACAATTACTTCATCTACAACTAAAGTAGATACAAGAGCTAGAGCAAGAGCAATATCTTTAAAAGTAGCGAATACAGGGTCTTCTCAAAATTGGAAGCTTGGTGGTTTTAGATTAGATATACAACCGGATGGAAGAAGATAATGGCAAAGATAGTACAAATATTAACAAGACCAGCACCTACATATAGACAAGATGTTGCTGACGCACAAGTTAGAGATCTTGATGCAATAGTAGAAAAATTAAATACGACATTTCAACAAGACTTAAAGGATGAAGTTGATGCACAAAACTTCTTTTTAAATTAATGGCTAATAGTTTTAAAAATAAAAAGGTAGATTTAACTACAACAGATAATACAACTTTGTATACGGTGCCAACCGCTACATCAACTGTTGTAAAATCTATTTTAGTGTCTGAGGATGCAGGGTCCGGAGCTAGTATAACTGTTACGTTGGTTGATTCGTCATCTAATGTATTTAGTTTGTTTAAATCTAAAGCTGTATCTTCTAACACAACTATAGAACTTTTAACTCAACCTTTAGTTATGGAGGAAAGCGAGATATTAAAAGTACAAGCTAGTGATGCTAATGAATTACATGTCATAGCTTCTATATTAGAAATAAAACCAAGATAGGAAAAAGTGATGGAAGTATTAAAACCAAAAGAGATTATAGAAACAATATCTAACCTAAAGACAGGCGAAGTGTACAAAAATGACGAAGAATGGAGGGCAAAAGGAGTGCCAGAAGCAGATATACGAAGAGATATCAAAGTCATCATGCCAAGTCTTGATTTATTTGGCAAAACCAAGTAGATTGGAAGATACAGGATTTTACGCCTGCCCATAACAATTTAGCTAAATTATGACAATATCAAGAGGACAGATGAAAAGACAGTTGCAAAGAGGTGGTGGCATCATGGATGTCGCTGAAGGTTTTGGTAGTGGACGATTTGTGGGTTCTGCCATGGGTAATAACCGAACGGGTTTTAATATTGTAAGCGATACACTAGGTGGTGTTAAAGATGCCTTAAAAGGCGCAGCTAAAGGAATAGGAGACATCTTAAGTTCTGATGTAGGTAAATTAGCACTTCTTGGATTAGGTGGATACGGACTAGCAACAGGTGCTTTTGGATTACCTAAATTAACTATGCCTAAATTTGCAGCAGATTTTTTAGCTAAAGAAGGAGTAAAAAAAACTTTAGGTGTTGGTTTAGCAGGAGCTATATTTGGTGGTGCTTTTGCAGGTAAGTCTGAAGAAGAGGTTGAAGCCATTACTAGTGATAAAAATGCATTAAAAGCTTATTTAACTCAATACTATACTAATTTAAATCCTGAACTACGTAATCAACCAAAAAAAGTAGAAGAGTTTGTAGAATCTCAAATCGTAGAATATAATCAAGGTAGAGGTGGATATGCTGTGGGTGGAGACACGGCTAGTGATAATGCCATGCAAGCAGCGGGCATCGAGGGGCTACCTATAAGACAAAATCCAAAAGGAGTAAAAGAGTTAGACCTTAGAAAAACTGGTGGATTTATACCTCCAGTTGGTATAAAAGAAAAAGAAGATGATATCCCAGCGATGTTATCAAACAACGAATTTGTATTCACAGCCGATGCAGTAAGAGGTATGGGTGATGGTGATGTTAACAAAGGTGCTGAACGTATGTATAGCATGATGAAAACTTTAGAGGCAGGAGGAAGAGTATAATGGCACAAGTTCAAACAGTCAGACAAGAACCAGCAGAATTTATACAATCAGCAGCAAAAGTATATCTTGATGATTTAACAAAAGGTATTGGTAGTATTAAGTCAGATCAATTAGATCTTAAAGATATTATGGGTCGACAATTTATTGCTGATCCAAGCGAATTAACCACAGATGCTGAGGCTTTAGCTGTTGCAGATACTGGCCTTGGTAGCTTTAGACCTTTTCTAGATGCAGCTGCCACAGCAGAAGGAGAGGCAGCAAAGTTAGTTGATCCAAAAGCATATGAAGCTTACATGTCTCCATTTCAACAAGATGTTATTGATACAACATTAGACGCTTTTGACACTCAAGCAAAAAAAGGTTTAAGAAATTTAAATACACAATTAATTAGAGCAGGTGCTCTTGACAATACAAGAGCAGGAGTTGAAAGAGCAATTTTTCAATCAGAGTCAGATAAAAATAGAGCAGCACTACAAGCACAATTAGAACAACAAGGATTTACACAAGCACAAGATTTATTAGGTAGAGCTTTTGGTCAACAAAGAGCACTAGCAGCTGGACAATTAGGTTTAGCACAAGCTAGCCCTTCATTAGTTGGTCAACAGATTGCAGGTTTAACAACATTAGGTAGTGCACAACGAAGTAGAGGCCAACAATTATTATCAGCTGATCAACAACTTGCACAAAGACAAGCGTTTCAAGATTTAGAAGCAGCTCAACAATTAGGTTCTGGTATTGTACCTTTAATTTCAGGATATCCTGGAACAGCAAAAACATTAACAACACCTTCACCAAGCGCATTACAAACAGGATTAAGTACAGGTGCTACGTTGGCTGGTATCTATAGATTAATACAAGGATCTAAATAATGAGTATAACCTTAAAAAGACCAATGTTTAGAAAAGGCGGAGAAGTAGAAGAGGGTATTATGGAATTAGCTACGCCTAGAAAAAATTATGCAGAAGATGGTGTTGTAAGACAAACGGAAGATGAGATTATTAAAGAAGCTTTTGATATTGCAAATTTATCACCTGGTGCAAGAGCGTTAGCAGAAGCTTCAATGAAACTTGGTCAAAGAGGTCGAATATCTAACAGAGATTTATTAACTAACGTTTTAATACAAGGTGGTTTACGAGGTTTATCAACTGCAGGTAAAGGAAGTACACTTGCAAATTTAGCCTCTGCTTTTGAAGCACCTGTAGGTAGAGCTTTACAACAAAGAACATTAGGTAAGCAACTAGGTATATCTGGAGCTATGAAAGGTCTTGAGCTTGGAGCTAAAACAGATATTTTAGAAAAAAGATTAAAAGCTCAACAGCCAAGACAATTAAGAGATACTTTGGTTGAAAAACAATACGGTGATTTATTGGTTAGTGCAAAAGATAACAGAAGTGTATCAAAATTTCTTCGAGATAATAAACAAGCGGTACAAAGAGCCATAAAAGCTGGAGTAGAAATACCAGTGGGTGTTCCAAAAGAAGCTATAGACCAAGTTAATTTGAAGATTAGTGATCAATTTTTAAGGGCTAATAATAATAGATTTATAGTAAACCCTTTTACTAATAGAGTTAATAAAGTTAAACAAGGTAAATTAATACAAGTAGATCAGGAAACTTTTGAAGAAATAGGAGATTAGTTAAATGTCAGATTACTTAGACATAGAACAACTGTCTCCTCCAGAAGACAATAACGAGATTAGTCAAATTAGTTCAGCAATGGCCGGTATTGCATCTGGTATTATTAAAGTACCAGAAGGTATCGTGTCTTTAGGCGCAGAGCTTATGGACGCTACTGGTATGACCACAGACGCTGCAGCTAGAGTAGAACAAGCTTTTGATAAAATAAATATATTTGAAGAAAAAGCACAAGAGGCTGCTGCAGGTAGATTAGTTGAAGCTTTAGTGCAAATAGGTATTCCAGGAGCAGCGGGTGCAAAGATAGCGACAACCCTAGCATCAAAAGCAATTAAAGCTAAAAGAGCTGGTAGATATTTAAATCCAAGAGCAAATAATTTACAAAAAGGTTTAAAGAAAGCAAAACAATTAGAGCTATCTACAGGTAAAAAAATAGGAGCGATAGCTTTAGGTGGCGCAGCAGGTGAGACTTTAGTTGCCGATGTGGAGGATATTGGAACTATTGGTGATGCTTTTGAAGCTGGCCCAACAGAATTAAATAGAGATGTAGAAGCAGACCCACAAGCAGATGCATCTAGAAAATTATTAAACAGATTAAAATTTGGTGCAGAGTCTGCGCCATTAACTGGTTTAGTTTTTGCAACAGGAGCTGGTTTAAAAATGCTAGCAACGAGAGGCAAGGAGCTTGCTTTTAGCAATAAAAAGTTTGAAAAATTTTTTGATAATATTGGAGGATTTTTTAGACCTAGAGGTAGAAGACCACAAGAATTATTTTTAACTCAAAGAACAGAAGCTGGTAGAAAAATGGCAGACACAAATTTTGCTATGGAACAAGTGAAACGTATCGATAAAGAAGTTGATTCTATATTTCCTACAGTAAAAAATTTTTTAAATAAAACAACAGAAGAAAATAGAGGACAGTTTTTAAAAGAGTTAAATGATTTAATGTTTGAAGGTGATTTAAAAAAAGGCATACCAGCTGACGCTTTCAAAGCTTTTACAAAAACAGCCAAAAAACAAAGGGCAACTAAAGAAAACATAACTAATTTAGTTACAGCGGCAACTAAAGTTAGAAAAAAATTTAGTGAATTATTAGACATAACCGCTGAGGGGCCTGTTGGTGTGGTGCCTGCACCCGGTAAAAAACTACAAATAAATTTAAAAGAGTTAATGGGTGATAGAGTTAAACAATATATTGGAACAACATATAGAATATTTCAAAATCAAGACTTCGGTTTTTATAGCAGATATAAACCTACAGAAGAATCTGTAGGGCAGGCAAAAGAATTATTTAAAAGATACGCAGCTAAAAATAAAAACCCTATTACAGATGAACAAGCTGAGATGATGGTGAATGATGTTTTACGACAAGCAAAACAATATAATCCAAAAAGCAAATTACCTACGTTTGAGTTTGATAATTTAACATTAGGCGCAGATAATCCAATTAACATAAAAACATTTGCACAAACAGTAACAAAAGAACTACCTGATGGCACACAAGAATTAAAAGTTATAGGTAAGGGCAGTAAAATATTTAGAAAATTATTTGGTGAGATAGAAGACGCTAGATACTCTATATATGAAGGTGTAAATAGACTATCTACAATAGCAAGAAAAAATCAATTTTTTGATGATATATTAGATGAAGATCAAAGATTAAAAGACATTGCAACTGTCAACACACCTGTAGGTCAAAGAGGTTTTTTCTTTTCAAATCCTAAAGATGCAAGAAGTGCTTTACCTAATCAAGAAATAGTAAAAATAGATCCATACGTTCAAGAATATTTTACTGATGGTGTTTTAATAAATAGATTACAAGGTCAATATACATCTAAAGATATAGCAGAAGCATTTGGTAATGCTTCTAGAGTGTCACAATGGATGAGAGGAGAAAAAGGTAATGCTTTTACAAGATCTGCATCTTATGCTTACAGAAATTTATTTTTAACACCAAAAGCAGGATCGCAATACGCAAAGACAGTATTATCTATACCTACACATTTTAGAAATTTTTTTTCTTCAGCAGCATTTTCACTAGCAAATGGTGCTCTTACAAATCCTATCCTTCTCTATAGAGGAGCAAAAAAAGCAAAAGATGTTTTAAACGTAGGATTAAGAGATCCAAAAGCCATGGATTATTATAGAGAATTATTAGAGCTTGGTGTTACAAATTCTAATGTAAGAATGGGTGATCTTAAAAATCTTATGCGTGACGCTAAAGTTTTTGAGTCTGGTAACGTTGCAACTGATACAATTTTAAGACCTATGATGAAAGCATTAGGAAAATCAGGAGAAGCTGCAAAAAGAGGAGCTAGAAAAATTGGCCAAAAGATGCAAGACTTGTATGTAGCAGAAGATGATTTTTGGAAAGTTACAATGTATGAAGTAGAACAAGCTAGAAGAGGAGCAGCTTATGCAAAAGCTGGTATTAGAAGAACACCTAGACAATTAAAAGAGGAAGCAGCAGATGTGGTAAGAAACACAATACCAAACTATGCTTACGTTGGTGATTTTGTTAGAGCAATGCGCGCTACACCTTTTGGTAATTTTATGTCTTGGCCATCTGAAGTATTTAGAACAGGTGCGGGTATATTTGATAGAGCTATAAAAGATATTAAAGATCCTGTTACTGGTAGTTTAAATTATTTTAAAAGTACAAATCCATTAAAAGGCATAGGGTTAGCTAGACTAGCAGGAGCTGTTACAGCATTTGGAGTTCTGCCTTATGGTATTATACAAGGCACAAGAGCTATCTATGGAGTATCAGATAAAGAGGCACAGGCGGCAACAAATCTTGGAGTAGCACCTTGGTCAAAAAATTCACAAAATATTTTTGTTAAAGATCCAGAAACAGGTAAATTGTTTTATAGTGATTGGAGTCACAATAATGTTTATGACACTTTAACTAGACCTTTTCAAACAGTTTTAAGAAATGTTCAGAATGGTATTGAGAGCGAAGAAGTTTTATCCAAAGGTTTTTATAGTGGCTTAGTAGAGGCTATGGCTGAAACTGCTAATCCGTTTATAGGTGAGTCTATCTTTACAGAAGCTATTGCAGATATTGTAGCAAGAGAAGGAAGAACTAGAGAAGGTAAAGTTTTATATACTGATCAAACACCTAACAATGAAAAATATTCAAGAATGTTAAGACACATAGTTGAAACACAATTACCTCAGTACAAACAGTTTGTAAGAGTCATAGATTCTACAACAGGTAAAGCAGATAGAAATGGTGATGTTATTGAAGTAGATAAAGCTCTTGCAGGTGTATTTGGATTTAGACTAATTGAGATTAAACCAAAAGATGCTCTTAAATATAAGTTAACAGATTATGTTAAAAACACAGCTAACGCTAGAAAAGAGTTTACTGCTGGACCTAAAAGTGCGTTAAGAGCTAATGCAAAACCAGAGGACGTTATTGAAAGATTTTATGTAACAAATGAGTCTTTGTTTAAAGTTCAAAAACAAATGAAAAGAGATCTAGATGATGCAAAAACTTTAGGTCTAGATGATGATGATAGATTTGATGTTTTTCAAGATAGAAATAGAAAAAAAGATTATAATTATTTAGAAGCAGGTGAATTTCAACCTTATTTTCCTAGTAATGATTTAATAGACGTATTTTATAGAAATGCAGAACGAACAGGTCAACCTAACGTATTTGAACAAGTAGAGTCTACTCTTGATAGAATGTATGATAGTTTTTTTAACCTAAATTTTGATGACACTTGGAACTTTAAATTAGAGGACTATTTACCAAGACCACAACCACAATCTAGAGTGCCATTACCTGTGCAACCACAGCCTAACGCTGCTATTGTGCAACAACCTACATCTATGCAAACTGGCTTGACACCTGCAGAACAAGCGTTATTATCTGAAGAGGAGAAGATGATTAGACTTCGAAATAGAGGATTAGCTTAATGGAACAATTTTTAAGAACTTATTATACAAACTTAAACCCTAACGCTACAGAGGAAGAAATACTTGCTTTTTTACAATCACAAGGATTTGGAAACACTACGACTACAGAGGGTATAACCGCTATAAATCCGATGCCTATTCAAACAGGAGGAGATGGAGGTGAAGGTATTACAGGAATAGATTTACCTGTAGGAGCGAAACCACCAGGTCCTATTGTAAGAACATTAGCAACAATATTTGCACCGCCAGTAGGTATAGCAATGAACCTACAAGCTTTAGCTGATCAAGGAAAACTACCTTTTGGATTAAATCAAAAATTAGGATCAAGAGCATCTGGTAATGTTGAATTAGGTTTAGAACCACAAATGTCAGATATTTTTACAGCTCAAAGTTTGAGCGATAGTTTTGCTGGTGAAGAAGGACCTACTGGTGGAGGAGGATCAACAGGAACAATGAGTGCTTCAGATTTTTCTGATGACACACCAGGAACACCTTTTTAATCATGCCAAACGGAAAACCACCCAAAACGACTGGCGAACATTTAGTATCTTTATACGGATATGTAACAGGATTTAAAAAACAAATAGATCATCTACATCAAGATTTATCTAAACTAGAAAGGAAAACGGACAGTGTCATCTATTGGATTATTGGCGGTGCTTTTACTACTATACTCACTTTAGTAGGATTATTTAATTTATTTATAAATTAAATCCAATCTTTTAATTCTTCACCCATTATCTCTGTAGCAATATTAACTTTTTGTCGTAGAGATTTTACTATCTTCATGTCAACCGTATCTTCGGCCATAATATCAATATAAGTCATAGGTTTTTCTTGACCTATCCTATCTATTCTAGCTTCTGATTGTTGTCTTTTTTCAAGATCATAACCATTAGAATAATAGATCATTGTTGATGCACCTGTAAGTGTAATACCATAACCACCTGTTTGTGGTGTACCAACTATAAATCTAACTGGTGATTCTGGATCTTGTATTTTTCTTATAGCTGCTGCTCTTTCATCTGTAGTTGTGTCTCCATAGTATGTAACAACAGAATTGTTTCCATATTTTTTTGATATAGCTTCTACTATTTTTTCTATATCATATCTATAATGAGCCCATATAACAGCTTTGCCCTCTACTTCTTCTAGTATGTCCATAAGTTGTGGTATACGATTATTTTTTATTTCTTGTATTGTTCCATCGTCTGATGTGAAATGACCACATGTTATTTGATGTAGTCTCATTAGTTGTGTAATAACTGTTGCAGATGTAACCATCTTACCATTTAATACTGCAAGTGCCTCTTGTTTCATTTGTTTGTAAACTTTCTTTTGATCGTCGGATAACTCAATAGTACGTTTTAAATATGTTTTTTTTGGTAAATCTAAACAATCGTCTTTTAACACACGATCAGAAAAAGGTTTTATTTTTTCTGATAGTTCACCTAAATTTCTGTATCCAACTACAATCTCAACCTGTCTACCATGAACCTGTATCTTTCTGCATATAGCGTATCGAGTTCTAAAAGAATAATAAGAAGATTGATCTAGTAACCAAGGATCTAAAAAATTACATTGTGAAAATAAATCTAAAGGTGATTTAGTTACAGGAGATCCTGTAAGTATTCTTCTATACTTTGTAAGAGATCGTAAGGATAAAATATTTTTAGTTCTTTTTGCACTAGGATTTTTTATAGTTGTAGACTCGTCCACACCCATCAAAGCATCATGACTACTTAAAAATTTGTGTGCAAACTGCAGACCTTTCTTGGTAGAAAAAGCTTCTACGTTCATAATTAATATATGAAGCTCTGCACCAGTAGAAAACATAGGTTTTAAATCTTTTGCATTAGGATCTGTTCTCCAAAGACCCATTTTTTTAGGCACATAATCAGGCATATGATTTGGTATTTCTTGATCATACCAATTTTTATACACACCCTTTGGTGCAACAATTAAAGCACCATTGATCCTGCCTGCGTTATAAAGCATGGCAATGTTATCAATTAATACTTTTGACTTGCCTGTACCCATCTCCATAAAATATGCGAAGACTTCTTTGTCCCAAGACATTTGAAGAGCCTTATCTTGATGAGCAAAAGGCTTGCTTTTATATTTGTAATGCATAATATGTTTTTACTTTCTATTGAAAGCGTATATATTATGTGATACAACATGTCAAGAAAGTATTTATGGTCGATTACGAGAAAATAAAAAATACAGATAAGAGTTCAATTGTATATGTTATTCAAGATATACCAGGGACTAAAGTTGGTGCGCCTAAAATTAATATCATAGGAGCAACACAATTTGGACAACTAAAAGTCTTATTACCAGAAAACTCACAAATTATATTAAGTCCTAATTATGTCATCACTACACTTAGACAAAAATTAAAAGAATACACTATTAAAGATTATTTACTACTTACAGGCGATCCTGCCATAATTGGTGTAGCTTGTTCTATAGTATCAGATATTACAAATGGAAAATACAACCTATTAAAATGGGACAAACAAGAAAGAAGATATTATCCAGTTGAAATAAATTTATATACAAAGGGTTGACATATATATTATTAACCTATATATAAATAAACGAGAAAGTTATGACAATTGATTTTGAAAAAGATAGGATGCAATCTGTTGAGCAGATAGATTCTGCTAAACGATTATCCGACAAAGTTTTAGAACTAAAAGATTTAGAAGATGAGATTGCAAATGCTGAAGAGTCTCTTAAAAAATTAAGAGAAAAAGCAAAAGTAGTTTCATCTGTAGAGATACCTGCAATGATGGATGACATGCAGATTACAAAATTAAAGCTGAAAGATGGCGAACAAGTAGAGATCAAAAAAATCTATGGCGCTTCTATTCCTAAAGATCAACAGGAGGCAGCTTTTACATGGCTTCGTAACAACGGTCTAGGTGATGTT